TGAGAACTCGGTATTCAACAATACGGATGCAACGATGGCGCGCGCCGGTGCGTTTGGGGGGTCGGCATGGCAGCAGGCGCAGTCCGAGAACGCCCGCCAGATGAGCGGCGAGCTTGGCCGGGTTGCCAACGACATGCGAATGCAGGATTACAACCTGCAAGCTCAGTTGGGCGAGGCTGATCTTAACCGGCGTCAAGGTGCGTTTGACAGCGAGCGCGGCAGACAACTGGCAGCCGCTGGCATGCTTCCGGCGCTCAATCAGGCGGGCTACCAGAACGCGCAGTCCATGCTCGATATCGGAAATGCTCAGCAGGCGATGAATCAGGCCGGGCTTGATGTGGACTATCAGAACTGGCTGGGCGGCCAGCAGCACCCGTATCAGTCCCTCGATGTGATGGGTAACGCCATCAGAACGCTTATGGGCGGCGGGGGTACGACGACTTCATCCATGCCGAACCAGAACCAGACCAATCCGATTGCGGGCGGTATCGGTGGTGCGGCGGGGGGTGCAGCATTGGGCGCGAAGTTGTTTCCGGCTGCCGCAGGAGCTACACCATGGGGCGCAATCGGCGGCGCGGGTCTTGGTCTACTTAGCGGGATATTCTCATGATGAACATATTTTCCAACTCAAATTCGATCTACGGCCAGGGCCTGCTCGGCTATCAGTCCCAACCATCCTACGGCGGCGGTCTTTTGGGCATGGGCTCCAGAAAGAGTGACGATGACAAGAGCAAGTTCGAGCAGATGGCTTCCCCTTATGCTCAATGGGCCGCGCAGCAACTCGCAGCGGTGACCCCCCAGGCGCAGCAGCCGCAGCAAGACCCGAACATGCTCGCCCAAATGCAGCAGTTGCAGCAGCAGATCGCGGCCATGCAGAACATGGGCCGCACGGGCAACTTCGACAATTTCAACAACTCCTGAGGCGCATATGGGACTGCTTGACGCGATTTCGGCCCAAACCCCGCAGGGTGAGCAGCTACGCTCGGGGCTTCTGGGCATGGCCTCGGGGCTGCTCCAAGGCGGCAATTACGGTGCGCTCGGGCCTGCCTTGGGCCGTGGCTTCATGGGCTTTCAGGCCGGACAGGATCAGGCGATGCAGGGGCAGATGCGCCAATCATTGCTTGGTATGCGCCAGCAGCAAATGCAAAGCGAGCAGGAGCAGCAGGAGCAGGCCAGGGCATGGTGGGCTCAGCACGGGCAGAACCTATCGCCAGAAGTCATGCAGCAGGGCGTAGGCACCGGCAATCCGTACCTCATGGAAATGATTAAGCAAGGGGTTTCTCTTACGCCCAAGCCGAACGTTCAATTCGACCCGACCACAAAGACCATCATTGATCTTGATAAAGGCACTTACAGGAATGTGGCTGGCCCTGGCGGGAATCTTGCGCCCACTCAAGAGCCGACCTCGCTACAGCGCAACCTCGCTGCAGCAGGGCTGCGGCCTGGGACGCCAGAATACACCGATGCGATATTGGCCGGCACGCGCGGCACAACCGTCAACGTTGGCGCAGGCGAGAAGGCATGGGATGTGGAAAGCGCCAAGCTCTTTGCCAAACGGTATGATGACATAAGCACACAGGCGGCCAATGCCAGCAATATGCTTGGCTTGTATGACTTGGCCCAAGCAGGGCTAGATTCCGGTGTGCGCACAGGTTCGTTGGGCGAAGCCGAGCAGTCGGTACGCAAGCTGGCAGCAGCGATGAACATTGGTGACGCGGACAAGATCGCTGGCGGCGAACTATTAAATGCCGTGACAAACAGGATGGCGCTAGTTATGCGCTCTCCTGATTCTGGTATGGGCATGCCTGGCGCGGTGTCTGACAGGGATTTGAGGTTCTTGAGGGATGCTCAGGTTGGCCTGGATCGCACGCCCGAAGGCAACCGCCTCATGCTCGATGCGTACAGAAAACTGGAACAGCGCAAAATTGATATTGCCAGTCTTGCCGACCGATATGTCCAAGAGCATGGCCGCCTGGATGCTGGCTTTAACCAAGCGGTTAAGGCGTACGCGGATGAAAACCCGCTGTTTCCTCGAGCGGCTGGCAAAGAGTCTGCGCCGGCTAGTGCGCCTGCTGCGGCTGTCGAATACCTGCGTCGCAATCCTAGCCTGCGCGCTCAGTTTGATGCGAAGTACGGTGCGGGGGCAGCGTCTCGCGTATTGGGGCAATAATGGCAAATCCACTTGATTTTGTGCAAACGTACATGCCGCTGGCGCAGGCCGCCGGGCAGCGATTGGGCGTTTCGCCAGATATTTTGCTTGGCCAGTGGGGGTTGGAGACGGGATGGGGTAAGTCTGTCATCCCCGGCACAAACAACCTGGGCAATATTAAGGATTTCTCTGGCGGCGGTGTCGCTGCAACGGACAATATGACCGGCTCTGTGGACAAGTATCGCGCCTTCGATACGCCGGACGCCTTTGCAAACCACTATGCCAGCCTGATAGAGCGAAAGTATCCCGGCGCTGTCGGCGCTGGCTCCGACCCCGTTGCCTATGCCAATGCCTTGAAGGCGGGCGGCTACGCTGAGGACCCGAATTACGTGTCCAAAATGGCCGCAGTCACCGACACGGTGCGAAAACAGCCAGGAATGATGGAAAGGCTTACCAATTTCCTTATCCCGGCAGCGCAAGCTGGCGAACTGCCGCAAGGCAAGAACCCTTTTGACCAGTTTGACGGCCCAGCGATGGTGGAATCATCGGACGGAAAAGGCGATTCTGTGCGCTGGATGGGTGAATCCGCCAATGGAAACCCTTTTGACCAATTCGATGCTGCCCCCGAGCCCGCGTTTGACCCAAAGAAAGCGGTTAACGAGTCTCTAAAGCTCTTTCCGGACAGCCCTGACCCTGTGCAGCATAGCAAAGCTTTGGGCGCGGGGCTTGTTCAAGGCGTGACCGACCCATTCCTGGGCGCAGAGCATTGGCTAGGCAAGGGGCTAGATCTGGTGGGCGCTGACGAGACTGGCTCGTCCCTGGTCAAGAACGCCGCAAGCAATCGCAAGGCTGTAGAAGATTGGGCCGACCCGTACAAGTCGGTAGCGCCCTATTCTGGCGGAGTCGGACGCCTCGGCGGTCAATTGGCGGCAACTTTCAATCTTCCGGCCAAACTCGCCAAGGGTGTAATGAGCGTGGCTCCGGCTGCCGGCAAGATGGCCCCCACAGTGGCTCGCGTTGCCGAATCTATAGGTTCTGGCGGGCTTCGGATTGGGGCTCCTACCGGCAGTCTGGCGGGAGATCTTGCGCTGCGTTCGCTTGGTGGTGGCATATCTGGCGGCGTAACGGCTGGGCTGGTGAGTCCAGATAGCGCAGGCGAGGGCGCACTCATTGGAGCGATCAGTCCGCTGACAATGACTGGCGCACACTCGCTTAGTAAGGCGCTTGGTAAAAGCCACGCCGAGCGGGCTGTCGCCCAGGCTCGCAACGCCCCGAAGCTGGACACCATTCGAGAGGCTACGGCGGCAGGCTACGTCATCCCACCCACGAGCGTTAACCCAAGCCTGACCAATAAGACGCTGGAAAGTATTTCCGGCAAGATCGCCACGGCGCAAGCCGCGTCAGTTCGTAATCAACAGGTAACGGACTCGCTCGCGCGCAAGGCGCTCGGCTTGCCGGACGATTTCCAGCTGACCGCCGACGCATTGAGTCAGTATAGGAAAGAGGCGTTTGAGGCCGGATACGAGCCGCTAAAGAAGATCGGACAGGTTAATGTCGATCAACAATTCAAGGATGCGCTCGATGGCATCATCAAGCGTTTTACGGGCAAAGGCACCATCCCGGCCATGGAGCGCCCAGAAATCGCCCAATTGGTCGATTCTTATCGTCTGCCGGGGTTCGATTCTGGCGATGCGGTAGAGGCTATCAGCCAACTGCGGCTTAACGCTGGCAGCGCTTTTGCGCGCGGCGAAAATGAGCTAGCCCATGCTACCCGCGCTGTAGCAAATGCGATTGAGGGCCAGTTGGAGCGGGCCGCAGCGAATATATCGCCCGATCTGCTTGAGGCTTTCCGGCAGTCTCGAATGAATATTGCCAAAAGCCATACGGTCGAAAAGGCGCTGCGACAGGGGGCCGGGAGTATTGATGCCAGCAAAATTGCGAGCCAGATCAAGAAGGTCCCGCTTTCAGAAGAGCTTGATCTCATCGCCCGCTTTGCCAATGCGTTCCCAAAAGCGAACCAAGCATCCGCCCAGGTGGCTGGACCCGGCGTTAGTAAGCTCGCTGCAGCAGCGGCACCAATATTCGCGGGAGGCGGGGCTGTTGTTGGCGGTCCTGTCGGCGCGGCGATCGCGGGCGCGGTTCCTTTCGTTGTGCCGCCAGCCGCAAGGGCAGGGCTACTTTCAGGGGTGTATCAACGCGGGCTAGGCAAGGCAACTACGGTCCAGCCTTCCAGGCTCGGTGGGCTGCTTGGCAATCGAGACATTCAGTCGTTGCTTAACAGAACGCTCCCGCTGCTTGGCAATCAGTGACGAGGCCAGCGCCCTTGGCAATAACCGACTATCGCGGCTATCACGCAAAGAACGCCTAACTTAATCCACATCCAGTCGGTGAATTCCATCGACAGGCCCTTAAAAAAACGCAGAACTCTACGAATGAACGCTGGCTCAATGGATGCCAGCGGATAAACGAAAGCCCCGCTGCTACCAACAGTCGGGGCTTTCTTGTATCAGAGCCTTGAACGCACCAAGGAACCGACCTGTGGTTGATTTTAACAAACATTTGGTGAAAGCCATGGAACTTTTCGTCGAGCGCAAGTCGCTGCGCGTTGCCTACTATCTCGGAATAGGCGCGGCCTATTTGTTCGCCATCGCGGCGGTTCTCAAAGCAGTCGCCGCGGTCATAGCGGCGTTCTAAGCCAGATCAGAATTCTATCCCAGCCACTACCCCGTGGCATTTTTATTGGACAGCAGATATGCCGACTCCAACGATTCCCAATAGTATTACAGACCTAGACCCGATAGCGGCGAATAATTCGCCCAAGGGCAGTGATGACACAGGCGGCGCGATAGACGACCTGTTTCGCGCCCACGCGTCGATTATACGCAAACAGTTCTCGATTGCGGCAGATATCGTGGCGGCCAGCGCCTTGCCGGTGCCCGATGAAGGGTCTTACGTCAATGTGACAGGGACGGCAACCATTCTCACGTTCGATGATTCCTTCCCTGGGCGTGTGATCTGGATGCGATTCGAGGCCGGGGCGGTGCTGACCCACTCTGAAAGCCTGATCCTGCCCGGTGGAGCGAATATCACGACCAAGGCCGGCGACCTGGCGCAGTTTGTCAACGAATCAGAAGGCGTCTGGCGGTGCCTGTATTACCCCAATGACTTGGCTTCAACCTCCAAGTTTGTGGGCGAGGTTTTCGCTATCCGCACTGATCTGGACGGCGCCCAAATCCCCCCTGCTACGGGGACGAATTTTAGGTACATCAGCCTGACCGCCGCCGATTCCTATAACGATGGTGCGCTGACAGACGAATCTGTTTCAGGGTCCGCGCCGGACATTACAGCAACCGCCGTGATCGATTTCCCGGCCAGCCCCTTTCACGGGGAAACCATCAACCTTATCAATACCGAGCGGCGCACCCTCAGGGCCGGTGAAAGTGGCACGCTGCAAAACGATGCCATCAAATCCCACACCCATACGGGATCGACCAATACGGATGGTGGGCACTCGCACACAGGGACCACGAACAATACAGGGGCGCACACCCATGCCCAGGTCTACGGAATCTACAGCAACCGAGAATCCGGCAATAACGATTGGTATTCGCCCTCCGTGGGCGGCAATACTGGAGCGCAAACCCAGTCTGCCGGTGCGCACTCACACACGCTGAACATCAACGTCACCGGATCTGCGCACTCACACAATTTCACGACCAACGCATCGGGCACCACAGAAAATCGTGTCCGAAACCAAGGCGTTGCCTATTACATGAGGATTGCCTAAATGCCGTACGCAGCCAATAACCAGATCAGCCAATCCCCCATTGAGGGGAGCATACAGATCACCGAACAGCAATATCAGGCTGCCCTGAATGCGATGCAGGAGGGCAAGGCCGTACTGGTAGACGGCGGGTTGATGACATTTGGCCCTGCTCCAGAACCTGACCCCGAACCCCCTGCTCCTTTGTCTGTGAGGTCTTTTCGCGCCCGGTTCACGCGGGAGGAACAAATCGCGATCCGGGAGGCTTCGTTGACCGATATGGATGTGGGGCTTGTCTACGATGATTTTATGTCTGCCCAGTACATCGACCTATCGGACCCCGCAGTTGAATCGGGGATTGACCTGTATATCAGCAAGGGGCTGATTGACCCGGCACGGAAAGATGAGTTGATGGAGGCAAACTATGGCGCTTAAAACACGCCCCATCAAGGGCACGGTATATACCCCGGACGGCAAGCCGGCTGCCGGAGCAAAGATTCAGGCCAAGTTAAATCGCTTTGAAACCGATGGCGGAATCGTCGTGCCGTTTCATGCCGAGGCGAAAGCGGACGAGAACGGCGATTACACAATCGACCTGTGGCCTAATGAGCGCGGCACCGGGTCATCGAGCTACCGGGTAACGGTACGCTCGGCCAGCCCTCAGGATGTAAGCTTTAACGTGGTCGTGCCCGATGGTTCCGGGGCACTATCCATGGACCCGCTCATTGATCGCCCGCCTTACCCGCCCATTGACCAGGCACAAGAGGCGATCCAGAAAGCCCAGGCGGCAGCATCCACGGCCGTTGCAAGCGCACAGTCTGCTGTATCTGCGGCGGATAGTGCGGGGAATGATGCCGCGAATGCGGTTGCCGCCAAAGAGGCCGCCGAACAGGCGAAAGTTGACGCGCAGACGATTGCCAATGATTTCGGGGATGTGCAGGGCGCAGTTGCCGCCGCAACCGCACAGGCCCAAGCCGCAGCCGGATCAGCGAGTAACGCATCGGACGACGCCACAACCGCCAATCAGGCATCGGTGGACGCGCAGAATTACGCATTGGCTGCAGCAGCAGAATCGACCGCCGTGCGCACCGACCTTGCCGACCCTAGCAAGGGGGCGGCGATGGTGGTAATGCGCGATAGCGACTTGGTTGATTACCTCACTACGTTGGCGCAAGTAGCGAACTCAGGCGATCTGGTGGACTTTTACGTATCCAAACAGGGCCAGCCTGATGCCTTGTACGCAAGGAAAGGGGCTGGTACGCTCGATCTGCTGTACACGTTTGCTGGCAGGGCCAGAAAATACAGTTTCACCACTGACGCAGACGGTCTGATGCGCCTAACCGGTGCAGAGGTGGGACCAAAGCAGGCGACAGAAGGACTGACCGGGCAGGCCGGTCAAGTGACGCGAACGGGTACGTTTTCACTGTCGGGGGCAAATTCATGGACCACGACACCGGGCGACACGATCTCAGGTTCTTTCAGCGGAACGGGGTTCAGGTTCTATACCCGCACCGACACGAATGGCGGCGTCTGGCAATTCGTCATCGACGGTGGGGCGCCAATTGATGTGTCGGTCTGGTCTGACCCAGCGGTTGACTCAAGCAACCCGACCACAGCGATTGATGTGGTGTCGGGGCTAGAAGCGGGGGAGCACACGTTCACCGCGACATTCACTGGCGCAGACCCTAACCATGCGCCTTCTAGCGGCCCAGCACGGGGATGGCTCAAATATGACTCGACCCAGGGGATCACTACGCGTTGGCTTGATAATGCCTATGACCTTGCTTACCCCGCAAGCAAGATAGCACCGTCATCGCCCGTCGGTGTTTTGTCTGTGCCGAATCATTATGCCAATACGGTGGGCCAGTCCATGTCCTTCAGTTTCACGGGGACGGGATTGAGGCTGAACCATTACGCGGATAATCGCGGAGGGATTTGGAGGTTTGTCATCGACGGCGGGCCGCCAATTGACATATCTACTTATGACGCTGCTGGAAGTACACGAGCAACGGTAGTGACCGACTCGCTTGCTATGGGTGAGCACGCTGTGACGATGACGTTTGTCGGTGATGACCCTGTGCATGCGCCAGTGGGCGGGGTGTCCAGAGCATGGTACATGTACGACCCGGCCAAAGCGATAACATTTGATGTGCTGCCGCGCACGCCCGGACAAACAGAACAGATGCTCGCGCAGACCAGCGTCCTTGAATGGGCACTGTCAGTGCGCCCAGCATCCGAGACCACAATGGAATTGACGTGGCACCCGATCCATGCGGGTCGCTCCGGAGTATCCAGAGGCATCACACAACGCTTCTTGATAGATGGGGACATCTACACTTCCCTCGCATCGACGCCGCTGACTGGCGTTTTCAGACAAGTAAAGTCCTTGCGCATTGAACAGTCGTTTCGGGCCTATAACGCCAACGATACAGCGGGCGACTTCCCGATGTGGGACGCTTCCATCTCTCACGAGGCTACGGGCAAAGGATCGATTCTGCATCGCCACCGTCTTGATTTTTTGCGTGACACCTACTTCGGTGCTGGCTATCTGGCCATGCTGGGAGCGTCAACCATTGTGGACAAGATCGAGTCCTCAAGGTTCGAGGAGCTAGGCGTAGGCGCGCCCGGTGGAGCGCCAATTCTGTATTTGGCCGCCCCTAGCGGCATGAGCGCCAAGTTTACAGCGGATCGTTACGTATTCGTCACGCAGTCACGCACGCCTGATGAGTCCTATCAATTGGGTCGCCCGGGGTCAAAAAACAAGTATTGCTACACCAATAACCGACCTGACGCCATCAAGACATACATGGTTGGTTTCCAGGATCAAACAGTCCCGGCCGGGGACGCACGCGCTCACGCAGTTGAATATCTTGTTGCCGAGTACTGACCCCACCCAAAGGAGGCCTATATGACCTCAAGGAATTTCAAAATGAACTTGGATGATGTCGCCGTGGAAGCTACTGTAATTTCAACCTCCGGTAAGACGACCATGGGCGGCGCGGCGACAGGCATTGTCGGCTGGCTGGCCTCGGTGAACTGGATAGGGGCTTCGGGCATTCTGATTGCGCTGGCGGGCTTGGTCGTCAATATATATTTCCAGATCCGAAAAGACCGGCGCGAAACAGCGGAAAGCCAAGCCCGCATGACTGCTCTGCGCGAGCGTTGCGGGGTGGCGGAATGAACCTGCGCAACAAGGTTGCCAGCGGCGCAATTGCGTTGGCAAGCGCCGGGCTGATCGCCTTCCTCGGTCAATGGGAAGGTAGTAGCAATGTGGTCTATCCCGACAAGTTGGCCAGGAATTTGCCCACGGTCTGCAAGGGCATTACGAAGCACACCAGTCCTTATCCGGTTGTGCTTGGTGATTACTGGTCGGATGCCAAGTGCGAGGAAGTGGAACAGATGGTGATCTCGAAGGGGCAGCTTCGCCTGGCCGATTGCATCACCAACCAGAACATCACGCAAAACACGTTCGATGCACTGTCCAGCCACGCGCATAACTTTGGTGTAGCCAACACCTGTGCGAGCAGGGCGGTGGGGCTGATCAATTCCGGCCAGATTGCCAAAGGGTGCAAGGCGCTTGCCAACTCTCCGAGCGGAAAGCCTGTCTGGTCTTATATCCAGCAGCCGAACGGCTCATATAAATTCGTGCAGGGCCTGTATAACCGCAGGCTGGCCGAGGTCAAGCTATGCCTATCCGGGCTCAACTGACGCTGCTGGCGCTCGTTCTGACCGTCCTGGGCGGTTGGTGGCTGCATCACGATGGGTATCGGCAAGGCGTGGATGACACCCAAACCG